TGGAAGGTAAACGTTTTGGAGAGCGTTTAAAGTGGTTAAACTCACAAGTACAAAAATTAACTGAAGCATTTAAACGTTTAAAAAATCTTATATATGAAAGTCTCAAAAAATAAATTAAACGAATATATTCAATTATATTTAAACGACTTAGAAGACTATGGCGACAGTCAAACTGATTTATTAATAGCTGAATCAACATTAAATACATTCAAGTTATTATTAGTTGAATCTAATCAAGATGTTCCAACTATATTACGTGAAGCTATAACAAAGTCAGAACATGAACAGCGTGAAGTGTTTGAAGATTTCTTAGATTATCTAGAAAATATATAACACTTGTTTGGCTATTAGGGATAAAGATGTTATATTTAATAAATAAATTAATAACATGAAAGAAGTAAAACCATTAGTTGTAGATGAAACATTAAAAACAAAAAAATTCACATCACCTGACGGCACAGTACGTCATATTAAAGATGGTAAGTTACATAACTGGGAAGGCCCAGCATTAATTACACCAGAAGGTAAAGAAGAATATTATATTAATGGTGTTCAACATACTAAGGACAGTCATAAAAAAGCTAGAAAAGATGGAGTTGGATTACCATGGTATAAATCAGGTGTAGCTAAACAAAGATTCTAAATGAAAATAGGTTTTATTCTTCCTGGACGAGAGTTTTCAGAAAAATTTATAAACAGTTGGACAAGTACATTAAAATCAATCCCTAAAGAATGGGATTGGTTTCTAGTTACTGGGTATGTTCCAAATGTATTCTATAATAGACAAGCATTACTTGATAGAGCTAAAATGTTAAGACCAACTCACTATATGTGGATTGATAGTGATCAAGTATTTAATTTTCAAATGCTTGAAAGACTAATAAATCATAACTTACCTATAGTCTCAGGGATATATAAGAAAACACCAGATATATTTGCTTGCTGTGGGCTAGATGGTCGAACATTAACTGTTAATGATATTGAAGGACAAACGGATTTAATTGAGGTTAAAGCAAATGGAATGGGTTTTATGTTAGTTAAACGTGAAGTACTTGATTATATAGTTGATCCATTTGAACCTATTGATCCTGATCAATGGGAAGATTTTACTTTTCAAGAAAAAGCTAGGCAAAGAGGATTTAAGTCATATATTGATCCTACAATTATAGTAGGACATGAAAAAAAGATAGTATTATGAAAATAGGATTTTGTGGAACAATGAGTGTAGGTAAATCTACATTAGTAAATGCATTAAAGGAATTACCTGAATTTAAAGATTATTATTTTGCTACTGAGCGTAGTAAATATTTACGTGATTTAGGTATTCCATTAAACACTGACAGTACATTAAAAGGACAAACAATATTCTTAGCTGAACGCTGTTCTGAGTTAATGAGAGAAAATGTTATCACTGATAGAACAATTATTGATGTAATGTCATTTGCTAAATGTGCTCAATCAATTAATAGTGATGATAAAATAGCATTTACTAAATATGCTGCCCCATTAATTTGGGAGTATGATTATATATTCTATGTATCACCAGTTGGAGTTGATATAGAAGATAATGGGGTTAGAGAAACAGATGCTGGTTATCGTAAGTTAATTGACATAACTATTAAAGGTACTATAAGTGAGAATTTAAATCAAATTAAAAACTTAGCATTCATATCAGGTACTACTGAAGAAAGAATTAAACAAGTTAAATCTTGTCTAGGTTTTTGATATTTATACGCAAAAACTAAACACAATGAAATTATCTGAATTAAAAAAACATATTGAAGAAAATATTGTTGAAATCTTAGGTGAAGTAGATGCTGATAGAACAAGAGGTACTGTTGTTGTAGCTAAAAATACACCTCCAACAGAACTTAAAAAGCTAACAGCACAAGGAGTTGATGTGGAATTAAAATCAATGGAAGAAGCTAAAGATGAAGATGAAGAAGTAGAAGATACTTATGGTAAAGAAGATGAAGATGATAAAAAAGACGCTAAAATAGCTAACGCTGAACCAACAAAAGCTGAACTTAAGAAATTAGATAAAGAGTTTAGTTCAACTAAATTAGCTAAATCATTATCACCTGCTGATAAAGAAAGATTAGACAAGCTAGAGTCAGGTATTAAGAAAAAATTAGCTAACCCAACTAAAGAAAATATTGAAATTGTTAGACAACTTATCAAGAAGCCAGAAATTAAAAAGTTGTTTAAAGATGGAGGTAAAGATCTTAAAGCATTAATATCTGACGTTATCAGATAATACCTCCCTTAATAAGGGTTACTTATGAGTCAAGACATAAAACAAATAATTCGTGAAGAATACCTGAAGTGCGCCTCTAATCCGGCGCACTTTATGCGTAAATACTGCTATATTCAACACCCACAACGTGGTAGAGTATTATTTAACCTATACCCATTTCAAGATAAAGTACTTAACTTATGGAAAGATAATCCATACGATATAATACTTAAATCAAGACAATTAGGTATATCTACTCTAGTAGCAGGTTACTCTTTATGGTTAATGTTATTCCATAAGGATAAAAATATCTTATGTATAGCAACTAAACAAGAAACAGCTAAAAACATGGTGACGAAAGTTAAATTCATGTTTGAAAACTTACCTTCTTGGTTAAAAATAACAGCTGAGGAAAATAATAAATTAACATTACGACTAAGTAATGGCTCCCAGGTTAAAGCAGTATCAGCAGCTGGTGATGCAGGTCGATCTGAAGCAGTTTCTTTGCTGATTATAGATGAGGCCGCGTTTATTGATGGTATTGGTGAGATTTGGGCATCTGCTCAACAAACCTTAGCAACAGGTGGTGGAGCAATTGTGTTATCTACCCCATATGGTACTGGTAATTGGTTCCATCAAACATGGGTTAAAGCAGAAGCAGGTGAAAACCAATTTTTACCTATTAAATTACCATGGTATGTTCATCCTGAGCGAGATGAGAATTGGAGGAAACGACAAGATGAATTATTAGGTGATCCTAGAATGGCGGCTCAAGAATGTGACTGTGATTTTAGTACATCTGGTGATGTAGTATTTTATCCTGAGTATATAGACTTTATTGCTCAAACTTATATTAAGGATCCCTTGGAGAGGCGCGGAGTCGATCATAACTTATGGATATGGGAACCAGCAGATTATAGTCGTAGTTATATAGTTGTAGCAGACGTTGCTCGAGGAGATGGAAAAGATTTCTCAGCATTTCATATTATAGATGTTGAAACAAATACTCAAGTAGGTGAATATAAAGGACAATTATCACCTAGAGAATTTGGTTATTTGTTAGTAGCAATAGCCACAGAGTATAATGAAGCACTATTAGTTGTTGAAAATGCTAATATAGGATGGTCAACAATTGAAGCAGTTCAAGAAAGAGGATATAGAAATTTATACCATTCTCCAAAAACTGAAGCTACAAACGCTGATTCTTATTTAGATAAGTATGATGATCCATCAAAAATGACACCTGGATTTACAATGTCTTTAAAAACAAGACCACTTGTAATTAGTAAATTTAGAGAGTATATTGGAGATAAAAGTGTTATCATACAATCTAAACGATTATTAGAAGAAATGAAAGTGTTTATTTGGAGAAACGGCAGACCAGAAGCACAATCAGGATACAATGATGATTTAGTTATGAGTTTTGGAACAGCAATGTACATAAGAGACACAGCTCTTAAATTTAAAACACAAGGAATGGATTTAACTCGTGCAATGCTTAGTAACATTACTGTAGTTAAAACAAACCAACAAGGTATTTACGGAACAACATTCAACAACAATCAATACAAAATGGATTTTGGACATGGATCTGAAGACATTAGTTGGTTATTATAATATTTATATACATAATTTAATATAAAATGGCAGATACAAGTGTATTTACACGACTAAGACGATTATTCTCTACTGATGTTATCATCAGAAATGCTGGGGGTAACGAACTTAAAGTAATGGATGTTAACAGTATTCAAGCTACTGGAGAATATCAAACTAACTCACTAATAGACCGTTATAGTCGTATTTACTCTAACAATAGTACATCACTTTATGGTGCTCAATTAAATCTTAATTGGAAATATCTACGTACTCAAATCTATTCTGATTATGATGCAATGGATACTGACGCTATTATCGCGTCTGCTTTGGATATAATCGCGGACGAATGTACCCTTAAGAATGATATGGGTGAAGTACTTCAAATTAAGAGTAGCGACGAAGATATACAAAAAATACTATATAATTTATTCTATGATGTATTAAACATTGAATTTAATTTATGGTCTTGGATTAGACAAATGTGTAAGTATGGTGATTTTTTCTTAAAATTAGAAATAGCTGAAAAATTTGGTGTATATAATGTTATACCATATACCGCTTATCATATTGCTCGTGAAGAAAATTACGACCCTAAAAATCCAGCTGAAGTAAGATTTGCATTTAGCGCTGATGGATTCTCAGGCGGAACAGGATTTTATGGAGTAACAGGACAAGGTAATTATAGTTCAAATAAACAGGACAATAAGATATACTTTGACAACTATGAAATGGCTCACTTCAGATTAATTACTGATGTAAACTATTTACCTTATGGTCGTTCTTATTTAGAACCAGCTCGTAAGTTATTTAAACAATACATTTTGATGGAAGATGCAATGTTAATCCATCGTATTTGTCGCGCCCCAGAAAAACGTATTTTTTATATTAATGTTGGTTCTATTCCTCCAAATGAAGTAGAAAACTTCATGCAGAAGACTATCAACACAATGAAGAAAACTCCATTAGTTGATCCTCAAACAGGTGAATATAATTTAAAGTATAACCAACAAAATATGTTGGAAGACTTTTACATACCAGTTAGAGGTAATGATTCATCTACTAAGATTGAACCTACTAAAGGTATGGATTATAATGGTATTGAAGACGTAGCGTACCTAAGAGACAAGTTATTTGCTGCTTTAAAAGTACCTAAAGCATTTATGGGTTATGAAAAAGACCTAACCGGTAAAGCAACATTAGCAGCAGAAGATATTCGTTTCGCTCGTACAATTGATCGCATTCAACGTATTATATTATCTGAGTTAAATAAAATAGCATTAGTTCACTTATATACTCAAGGGTATAGAAACGAAGGTTTAACAAACTTTGAATTAGATTTAACTACTCCTTCTATCATTTATGATCAAGAAAGAATAGCATTAATGAAAGAAAAAGTAGATTTAGCTCGTAATATTATTGAAACTAAGATATTACCTACTGATTGGATTTATGATAATGTATTCCACTTAAGTCAAGATCAATTTGATGAATATCGTGATTTAATTGCTGAGGATCAAAAACGTATCTTTAGAATGAAACAAATTGAAAACGAAGGCAATGACCCATTAGAATCAGGTAAATCATATGGTACACCTCATGATTTAGCCGCGTTATATGGTTCAGGTCGTTACAATAGTGGGGTACCTGATGGATATGGTGATGATCTTACTTTAGGTCGCCCTAAAGAAAAAGCATCTACTATTGGTACTCAAGACAATTACTTAGGAGTTGATAGATTAGGTAGTAAAGGTATGAAGAAAGGTGATGATACTGGTGAAGATAAATCATTAAGAAATAATTTTAAAGGTGGATCACCATTAGCATTAGAAAATCTCCAAAAGAAAACACTACTTGAATCAATGGATAAAAAACTTGTATTTAAAAAAGACGATTCTTCGTT